ATGGTAAAAAATATAATATGAAAACTATTGTTAACCATGCTGATTTTGATAATACTAAAAAATATTGGAACATAGCGGACAAAACTTCTAAAAAATATTTATCTGAATTTGATAATTTAGCTAAACTTTTACCAGAAGGATTTGATCCTAAAAAAATTCAAGTAAATGATCTGTTACAATTTATTAGTGATAAGGATGGTATTAAAGGATTGAACAGAGCAAAAAGAGCAATTCAAATTCACCATGAGTATGGTGTTGGCCCTAGAGCCACTACAAATTATCAATTGTTAAGACAGGATATGAATTTATTAGCCAATAAAGCAAACAATTTAATTAAATCAGGAAAATTATCTAACATTGAAGAAGGCGCTGCTAAAGCATTAGAACGAAACACTAGATTAGTTGTTAATGATGTAAGATATGGACCTAAAAAAGTTTCTGCAACTGGAGATATAAAAACTATTATTTCTCAAGCTGAAACTGAAATGAAAGGTCTTACTAAAAAAGATTGGAATAAATTTGGTAATTTATTTAGGCAACTCTGCCCTAAAGGCAAAGCATCAGGAGGCAGGATTGGTTATGATCCTGGAGGAGCAGTTGGAGGAACTTTAGAATGTGGACTTAATGTTATTAAAAACAATAATATTAAAACTGAAGGTCAAGCAAGAACTATGCTTAAGATAGCGGAAGCTGGTTCTAAATCAAAAGCATTAAGAGGCCTATTAGGTGTTTGGGGTCTTGGAGGTGAAGCAATTATTGAAGCGGGAATCGGAGCCTATAAAGTTTTAGGTCAGGGAGTGCCAGCGGACATAGCATGGTCTGAATCATACTGGAGCTACTTGGATCCAAGAAAATATACAGGTGAGCTTTCTGATCTTCGGAAAAAAGATTTAGAAAAAGGTAATCCTAGAATTGCAAAATATTTTGATGCATTGGGAGTATTGGAAAAAAAAGATTATCATGAAAAATGGGTTAATCAAACGAATCCTGATGATCCTTCTTATGAATATCACAGAAACAAATTAAATCAGTATAACGAAGTTATGAATAGTTTTTATGGAGGACCTAGTGGCATTACAAAAATGCTAGAAAGAGTTCAGCCCGAAGTCGATGAAGCAGAGGCCATTCAGGCTGGAAGATGGGCAGCAGATGCTATGCCTTCGACAGAAGTTCAAGCAGATAGAAAACAAAAACAAGCAATGAAAGAACTCATGGAATCACATGGTGTAAAAACAAAACCCCATACTAAAGATGGAAAACCTGTTTATGAAATTGATAAAGCATTAATAGATACAGATTTAAAAATGTTTGGAGATTATTATGGTTATGGTTGGACACCTTATGGGCATGGTTATGGAATGCAACAAAAGAAACCTGGAATTGGTGATATGAAATATAATGAAGATTTAGGTTATAGAGAATTAATTGATGATATGATGTGGAATAAAGGAATGGATAACTTATCTAGAGGAGCTGCTAAAATAGCAGGTGGTGGTAGAGTGGGCTATACGGATGGAGGTCTAACAAGAACCGTGGCCCCTGATTCGGGACCCATGTCTCAAGGGTTGCGTTCATTGTATATTAATGATATGGATTACTAGGAGTATAAATGGCAGATATAGATAAATCACTCCCGAATGTTAGACACGAAGTAAAAATACCTGGTGCACAGCCAGCAACCGATGTTGACATTACGGAAGAACAACAAAGACAACCTGTAGAAGTAACACCTGATCAAGAAGGTGGTGCTACAGTAAATTTCGAACCAAGTGCCGTGAACCAACCTCAATCAAACACGCACTTTGATAATCTAGCAGATATTTTACCAGAAGAAGTTTTAGATCCAGTTGGAATTCAACTAAGACAAAATTACATGGACTATAAAATGTCTAGAAAAGATTGGGAACAATCTTACACAAATGGTTTAGATCTTTTAGGATTTAAATACGATAATCGTAATGAACCTTTCCAAGGAGCATCCGGTGCTACACACCCAGTTTTAGCTGAAGCTGTAACTCAGTTTCAAGCATTAGCTTATAAAGAATTATTACCAGCAGATGGACCAGTAAGAACTCAAGTTATTGGAATATCCAATCCTGCTAAAGAAGCTCAATCACAAAGAGTAAAAGATTTCATGAATTATCAACTTATGGATCAGATGAAGGAATATGAACCTGAATTTGATCAAATGTTATTTCATCTACCACTAAGTGGTTCTACTTTTAAAAAAGTATATTATGATGATTTATTAGGAAGAGCTGTTTCAAAGTTCATTCCAGCAGATGACCTCGTTGTTCCGTATACGGCTACCTCATTAGACGATGCGGAAGCGGTGGTTCATGTTGTAAAAACATCAGAAAATGATTTAAGAAAACAGCAAGTTGCTGGTTTCTATTCTGATATTGAATTAACAAAACCTGTTTCTGTAGATGCAGACAAGGTTGTTGATAAGAAAAGAGAATTAGAAGGAACTTCTAAATCAACAAGAACAGAAAGCGTGTATACTTTACTAGAGTGTCACGTGAATCTAGATTTAGAAGGTTTCGAAGATGTTGGTCAAGACGGTCAGCCAACAGGAATAAAATTACCTTACGTCGTTACAGTCGAAGAAGGTAGTCAAAAAGTTTTGTCTATTAGACGAAACTTTGCGCCCAATGATCCACTAAGAAATAAAGTTCAATATTTTGTCCACTTCAAATTTCTGCCAGGACTAGGATTTTATGGCTTTGGACTCATTCATATGATTGGCGGTTTGAGCAGAACGGCAACGTCTGCTCTCCGTCAATTATTAGACGCAGGCACATTATCTAATTTACCAGCCGGATTTAAACAGAGAGGTGTTAGAGTCAAAGATGACGCTGCACCGATACAACCAGGAGAATTCAAAGATGTGGATACACCTGGTGGTAATCTAAAAGATGCATTTGTATTTTTACCATACAAAGAACCTTCAGCTACATTATTGCAGTTGATGGGAATTGTAGTAACAGCAGGACAGAGATTCGCGTCCATTGCTGACATGCAGGTCGGGGACGGGAACCAAGGCGCAGCCGTTGGTACGACCGTAGCTCTTTTGGAACGTGGTTCAAGGGTGATGTCAGCAATCCATAAAAGACTATACGTAGCCCTAAAACAAGAATTTAAATTACTAGCAAAAGTTTTTGCTCAGTATCTTCCACAGGAATATCCTTACGATGTTGTTGGTGGACAAAGAAATGTTAAAGTAACAGATTTTGATGAGAGAGTAGATATTCTACCAATTGCTGATCCAAATATTTTCTCAATGTCACAAAGATTAACATTAGCTCAAACTGGATTACAGTTAGCAATGTCTAATCCTCAAATGCATAATATGTATATGGCGTTTAGAAAAATGTATGAAGCATTAGGAATAAAAGATATTGATAGAATTTTACCACCACCTCCACCGAATCAACCTAAAGATCCTTCTTTAGAACACATTGATGCTTTAGGTGGAAAACCTTTTCAAGCTTTCCCTGGTCAAGATCATAGAGCACACGTTACAGCTCACTTAAACTTTATGTCAACTAACATGGTTAGAAATAACCCAATGGTTATGGCAGCTTTACAGAAAAACATTTTAGAGCATATTAGTTTAATGGCTCAAGAACAAATACAATTAGAATTCAGAGAACAGTTACAACAGTTACAAGTGCTTTCTCAGCAAGCTGCAACTAATCCACAACTGCAACAACAAGTACAATCAATGACACAACAGATTGAAGCTAGAAAAGCTGTATTGATTGCAGAGATGACTGAAGACTTTATGAAAGAAGAGAAAAAGATTACATCTCAGTTTGATCATGATCCATTACTTAAACTTAAGTCAAGAGAAGTTGATTTAAGAGCAATGGAAAATGAACGTAAACAACAAGAGATGCAGAAGAGACAAGAAATTGATCAAGCTAAAATAGTTCAAAATAGAGATATTACGGATGATAAGCTTGAACAAAACGAAGAATTAGCTGAATTAAGAGCTGATACTTCAATTGAAAAGCAAGAGATGGCAAACGAGAATAGATTGACACTTGCAAAAATGAAACCAAAAGGTATAAGTAAATAATTATGATGAACTATAAAAAAGGTGGCAAACCTTGTAAGATAGAAGATTCTAAAAAAGTTGTTGATCCTAGATCAGAAACTAGCTTTAGAGGAAAGTCTTATTTAGCAGTTGGAAATAAACAACCTGTTAAAGGCAGTGGAGCCGCTAGAAAACAAAAAGACGTAACTTGGGTATAGTATGTGGCTATCAGCAGTTAAGCTTGCTTTAAACGCTGGCACGCATATCTACAAAAAGAAACAAGAGACTAAGATGGCTATGGCCGATGCACAGCATATGGCAGCCTCTAAGATGGCTCGTGGCGAGACAGAATACCAAGGCAAACTTTTAGAAGCCCGTCAAGCAGATTATAAGGACGAGGTCGTTTTATTAATTCTCACGTTGCCCATTTTGGTGCTCGCATATGGAGTCTGGTCAGACGATCCGGCAGCCATGGATAAAATAAAAATGTTCTTTGAGC